ACCATAAGCACTATTAAGGGCAATCTTCTTTGCCATCTGGATATTGTTACACCTAGCAATCTCTTTGGTAAGTGCGACTGATGGGTTGTTTTCATACTCTTGTTTTGCCTCAAGCATCTTCTTCTTGAACACCACTCTATCACCATACATCTTATCCATCAACTCTGGTAAGAATCCACGAACATCTTTTCTGTATTGTGCTCCATTTGCACATACAGCATACTCACCACTAATTACCTCTTGCTCCGAGAGGAGTCTATCAACTGTAACGGATGGATGCCGTGTTTCAATGAGGGTTTCTGGGGAAATATTATATTGCATAATAAGATGAGGGTACAGACTGTTGAGGTCAAAACTAACCACCCAATCATACTTTCCTGGAATCGGTTCCTTGACATAAGCTCCTGCGTACTTTTCATTCTTTGCTGATCTATTCTTGGGAGGAATAACTATATTTCTCCTCTTCAGATAATTGTAGATGATAGTGTCCCACATTCTTACCTGATAGAACACATCAATATAATTAACCTTGGCTTCGTATGCCATAGTAAGAGCAAGCTCAATAAGCTTCATCTTACCCTCAAGACGATCAACAAGCTCAACGTCAATTATATTATACTCAATATACTTCTGCCAACCCTTTGTGTAGAAGTCCTTAAAAGTATCAAACTCAGAGTGGTCTAACTTCTTCTGACCCAACTCTACCTGTGCAATATAATCCAACCGATAAGACTCTTGTGCCTTATAAGTAAACTTCTTATACAGATCAAGATAATCTAACTGGGTAACACCACCAACATCAAATGTTATATGTCTACGACCTTTAATATAAGTTTCTCCCTCTGATACAAGTCCCCAAGGAGAAAGTCTTTTCATCAACTTCTCACCTAGAATACGTTGAATCCTACGGGCAATATATGGAATATCATAAAGTTGTATGTTCCAACCAGTAATTACATCTGGAACATCTTCCATCCAATAATTGATGAATGATGATAGAAGTTGATGCTCTGTTGGACAATGATGATATGTTACATCCTTCCTATCATTACGAAAGGGTTTACTACCCCAAGTAACTATCTGTTTAGTTGTATAATCCTGTATTGAGATTGCCAATATCTCTTCAGCACAAGACTCAACATCTGGGAATCCGTGCTCAGACGCAACCTCAATATCCAGAGTAACAAGTTTAATCTGAGATATGTCAAACTTGACTTCATTCTCTGGGTATTTCTCTGAAATATATTGGTATATGTATCTGTCATTACCATAGATCTCAAATCCCTCAACATCCTCATACTTCTTATAGAAGTCACGACACTCTCTAACTGTGCCTGGATTAATTGGTTCAACTGGTTCTCCACTCAAAGTTTTATATCTAGCCTTTCCTTTAGATTTGACGAATAACGTAGGGAAGAACTCATCCCTATGCTCATATCTCTTCCCATTCTCAACTCCTCGTACCAGAAACTGGTTACCGATTAGTTGAACGTTGGTGTAGAATTTCATATGTATAATTCAACTCTTTGCATTAGTGCATTTACTAGTCTAACATCTTTCTGTTTATTTGCAACTTCAATCAAATATTCTCTTCTTGCTTTTTTATAACACTCATGGGCATCTTCTTCATTATCAAAATAACCTACTTCTGTTTGTTTACCATATCGACTAATTTGAGCAACATAAGGTTTTTCTCTAATTCCTCGATGCTTATATACACCCTGTTTATGTGGACCTCTTCCACCATGATCTGTAAAAAGATTATTAAGTTGTCTAGTCACAAAAACACAAGTATCAGGACCATAAACTTTATTATCAGGAAATAATAAATCTTTATCAATAAACTTACCTTCCCAATCTTGCTTCTCCATCCACTTTTTAAAATTAGAAAAATATTTCCAATCAGAATGAATAGAACATCCTTCATAAGTAGGATGTTTATCTAAACATTTTTTAGAATGACACCTACGAATCATATCAGTCCATACAGTATAATACTTACACTTATGGTTACGTGAAGCAACTACATAGTCAGCATCATTTATACCCCATCCGTAAATGGGAGACCTCCTTAATCTCATTACTTAGTAAGGTCTAGGTATTTTTCAAGTAAGGTTGGGGTTGGTTCTGCAAGAGTCAGAATCTTATCAGAACTAATCATGAATATATCATCCTTAGTCACATTCAGCAACCAAGGTTCTAGTGTTTGATCTTCTTTAATTGCAAATGGATTAACCATTTTACAATCGGGTGCTCCTATATCCATTGGAGCAACTTCAACTAACTCACTTATCAGAAGTTGATTTGTCGTTAGATGTATTAGCTTTACCACTCGGTCCATTTACTACGTCCTCAATGTACATTTCTTTTAATTTAACTGTTGGTTCGACCATTGTAATTAACCAATCAGCAGTGACTGGAATTCTAGTATCTGCTGATAAAGGCATCCAAGGGAAGAGAGATACCTCAAATCCTGCCTTCTGAGTATTCCCATCGGGTGCTTGTGATTGAGGATTTCTCATTTTAACAACACATGGTTTGTCAAAAAAGTATCCAACAACTCTACTGTCTGGAGCCTCACTGGTACGCATCTCAGTAATATCAGTGATAATATCTTCTCCAGATTTAAGGAGACATAATTTAATTGTCATAATTTAAGTCCAACGTGTAACTGTTAATTCTATGGAGTTATCATCCATCTCCCACTCCTCTTCAACTTGGAATCCCATTTCCTTTATTGTATTGTGTACAGTCATTCTAGCATACTGTTGTGTAACTTTGTCAAGAAATCTTGCTGGTGGAACAGGATCTTTCCAAGTTTGTATGTCTGCTACTAATTCATATACACCTTCTTGATTTAAACGAAATCCAATATCATTACCTATAGAAACATCCACTTTTACTTTTTCATGTTGATGATCAAGAGGATTAATTAATTCTTGATCTTGCTTAACATCATATTGTAAAAGTTCTAATGCTTCAACTAGTTGTGGTTTGTGTTTGATCTTGGTTTTGATCGTGCTGAAGTGCGACATTGTTAGAATAGAATTCGGGTTTAAATTGACGAGTTTCTAAAGTTCCAAGTTTCTCCTCTATTTGTTTAGTAAGATCTACACATTGATGAGAAGTAAAACCAGTAGCCTCTTCGGTTACATGACCGTCTTGTCTAATGGTAAACTTTAGTTTCTGTTGTTTAGGCATTTATAATATCACCCTCTTTACTTTTTCCAATACAGTTTGCTTTTCCTTTACTGGTTGCTTTTCTTCAACCTTAACTTCTTCTACAGGCCAAGGAACATCATATTCCCAATGCTTTTCTGTGTCAAAAGTTTCTGCTGGATTACCCAAACTTCTCTGTAATAACCTAACACGAATAGTATCCTTTTTGAATACTGGTTGAGGAGTTATAGTCCTACCGAGTTCAATATACTCAAGATAGGAAGTTGACTTCGGTTCCACTACAGGAACATGTACTTTTTCTTTAGGCATAATTAAAATTGTTTAGGATGGGTTATTACATCACCATGTATCTCACCTATATCATCTATATGGGCATGATCTATCTTTTCAATATGTAGGTGCTCTAATGCTCCAGCAATTCTTTCTAGGGCATTTGCAATCCTAGTGAAATCTTCACTCATAATAAAAAATCATTTGGACATATTATAGCAATAAAAAAGACCCCTGTAAAGGGGTCTAATCCATCTCGAACTCATTTCTATTTAGAGATAGTCTTTTCGAGTATGATGTTCTGGAACTATTTTATTTAATTCCACATTGAGGAGTCCATCATTAAAGCTGACCGATCCAACCTCTGTATCGTCGGTGATCGTCCAAACCCGTTGGAAGGATCGTTGCGCCAGTCCTTTATGGACAAATTCTCCAACATTTTTTGATTCTTCTTTCTTGCCTTCCACATATAATTTTCCAAACTCTGTATAGACTTTAACTTCATCTTTCTTGAACCCCGCCAATGCGATTTCGAGTTTCGATTCATGATTATTTAATTGTACCAAATTGTATGGTGGATAATTGGATTGTTCTTGAAAATCAAATACACGATCAAGATAATCATGCATTCCAATACTGTTCTTTGATATCCTGTCCAATAATGCAGGAAGATCTGTGGCTGTGTACCTTTGTAGGTTACCCATAATAGTAGCTCCTTGTTAAGCGAGTGTGTTGTGGATCCTTACGGCATCCACTACTAATTATACAAGAAGTATAAAGAAAGGGGATGTTGAATCCCCTACATTTTTATTCGGTTTCCTGTGTCTTCCCTTTTTTCCCAATATTATACTTCTGCTCCAGTATCCAATCTCCCTTATCTTTGAAAGCAAGAACTTTGATTTGATTGAGTGGAGCAATATCTGATACTGACTCAGGTTTCACTACAGATATGAGACCCCAATCAGCAAGAAGACGAGTAATACGATTCCGACGCTGAACGTCGTTAGAAGTAAGGTTAGCGTGCTTGCCATCAAGTGCAAAAAGCTCCTTAAAGTGTACGATATAGTATCTACCCTGCTTATGCAAAATATGACAACTTTGGTAAAGTTTCTTTTCTTTTCGTGACGCTACACCAATTCTTGTCAGTGTTTCCCTAACTTTTAAGAAATCATCAGGTTCATTTAGAAGCACTTCCACCATTTGATCTTGCGACCATTTTACTTCAGGCTCCTGCGTAGAAGTAGTCATTTCATTCCTCCAGTATCAAGTCGTTGTTTAATGTAACTAATTTGTTCAGGGGTTAATATTTTCAAAGCTTGTGATGCTTTTTCGTTACTATAACCATAGTATTGTTTGATGATTTCAAGATCTGTGACTTTATCCTTACGGAGCCAGGGACTGAATCTCTTCTTTTTCCTAAGTGTATTTAGATAAAAAGAATATTGCATGTCTTTATCTAAGAATGAATACTTATTCATTTCGTTAGCAAACATAATACAATCAAGATGTCCTGACAAACAACGATTGATAATGTATGGAGGATAATCCTTCTTTGCATCAGGATCTTCCATCAGATTTTCTTTATTGAAATTGATGGAGTTTAACCAATCTTTTAATTCAATACTCATAATCTTGTAATTTCTCAATGTACTGATAGATTAGATCCATCTTAAATTCATATGTATCTCCTTTCTCATCCTGTAAATAGAAAGGCATATTTGGATAGAGAGATCTGAAGTAGTAATACTGATTGATCATTGTATAGTCATCATCAATCCATCTCTCTCGTTCTAATTCTTCTTCAGTCATATCTAATCAAGGATCTAACTGGAACATTAGGAACATTCTCTCTACCATTTAATTCATTTAATTCTATTATAAACCCACACCCTACTAATTGACCACCTGCCTTTTCTATCAACTCTGTTGAAGCATTTACTGTACCACCAGTAGCAAGTAAATCATCTATTAATAACACTCTAGGATTACCCTCAAAAGCATCTATTTGAATTTCCAATTCATCTTCACCATACTCTAAAGTATAGTCTGCTTTCAATACATTACCAGGTAATTTTCCACTCTTTCTGATGGGAACAAACCCAAGTCTTTGTCTAGTTGCTAAAGAACTTCCAACAATAAATCCTCTAGACTCAATACCAACAATAAGATCAGGAGTAGTCTCTTCACAAAAAAGACCTAGTTGTGTCATAACTTTAGTCCATGCTTCAGGACTTTTTAATAAAGGACAAATATCCTTAAAAATAATTCCCTTTTTAGGAAAGTTAGGAACATCTTTAATGTAGTCAGTTAAGTTCATAATAATGCAAGTTCTAAAGGTGTTTGTGGGACAATAGAATAATTAGTAACTAATAATTCAGTTTTGACATTCTCATCAGTTCCTTTATCTCCCCGATGAGCCATGGAGTATCGAAGTTTCCACTCCTTGAGATTGTAGTTTTTATATAACTCCATCAGTCTATCATTAACATTGTAAGTTATCATAAACTTGTGGACACAATTATAAACGTCATCCGCGAACCTATCATGATCAAATGATTTATGCATTTCTCTATTCTTTCCATATAGAAAATCCTTAATATCATATGGAGGATCTAGGAATACAAATGTATCACTTGATCCATGTGCTTTCATTACTTCTGAATAATCAATATTAG